ATAGCTGTCTAGCCACTTCTGCACTTCTGGGTTATTAACGTCAAATATCATGTCAAAATCATAGAGGTTAACGACCCGGGGGCCTTCTTTATCCATAACCTCAATGATTATATTCGACGCCCCGGTTGCAAGCTTCTTCTCAAATATCGCTGTCGGGTATAAAATGTCATCTACTTTATCTTTATGCAGCCAGGCCTTCTTCATCTTCTTTAGATTGGCTATTAGAATCCGCTCCTCTTCGCCCCATATTCGTTTTAGCATCGTCTCGAATTTCTTCTCAAAGGGATTGATAGCCTTGAAGAGTGCGTTGAATAAGGTATCATGAGCCAGCTTTTTGTCATCTTCTTTCAATGTTTCCTTAATATTTTGCACAAGCCTTTTTGAGAAGCTACTGTTTGATTGGCTTAGAATTTCAACGAATTCTTCTTTTATATTATGAGCGACTATTTGCTTTGCCATCTTCTCGGCAAGCCCATCGGTTAGGAGATTTGGGTTAATCATTTTCCTTTTAGCTTTAAATAAGAAAGCAAATCCCCCACTTTCTTTTTTAAATCGATAATAGCCAGCAACCTTTTTATTTCCTTTAGCTTCTTGATTGTCCGGTCAAGATCAATATCAAGCTCCTCTGTTTTTGCTGTTAGCTTAATAACTACCTCACCCGCAATGTCCTTGCTCGCCCTTGGAGGCGGTGGCCACTTCTTGGAAGGAGTTACCTTGCCTCCTGTTTTCTTCTTTGTCATTTTAAAGCCTCCTGGTTAATCATTTTTTTCTACTTGTTTCCCGAATATAACCGTATGCAAAATAATAAACGAATACTTAAATTGCCCACTCATTAAGGCATCAAAGAATATTCTTGCATAAGCTTTGTATTCTTCAAGTTTATTCACCCCAGCACCCCCTTAACATTCCTCATCACCTTCTCCGTAAACTCTCTTATCTCCTCTTCATTAGCCTCGCCGCCCATCCCCAAGCTATTTATCGGTACTAGCCTGTTATCTACAAGTAACTCATCAGCTAGTCCACCCTTTGGTTCTTTGCCTTGCTCTGCTCGCACCTCATCCCGCGTTGATGTTCCGTTTCTTACATTTGTATCCTGCTCCTTCATCAGCAATAACCTATCCTCCGGCACTGGGTTGTCAAATGCACAGAAGATATTATCAGCATATAAAGGCAAAAGCTTCTCATTTACCTTATCTTCATATCGGCTGCATCGTGGGAGTATACCGTTTTTAGAGTGTCTATAATCGGCCACTTTAGCATTGGCAAGATTAACGCTTTTGGAAGTCAACGCACCCGGGGGGATATCGAAGCCTAAGCATATCTCTTCCATGTTGATAAATCTTCCTTCCATATAGCTTATCTCTGCTGGAGTCATTGTGTCCTTTTCAAGCTTCATGCCTACAGGGGGAATTACTAGCTGGCCAGATTTTCTTGCACCTGCATATTGCTGAGCGAACTTTTCCTTGAGCCTAGTCCTGTCTTTATCGCTTATATTTACCCCTGCATCCGGGGACAGTATCCCGCCAATTCTCGCCTTGTTCTCAAACAATGCCTTCTCAAAATCATCCATCTGCTCTCTCAAATAAACAGCCGTTGCAATACCCTGAACACAGCCAAAGCCGGTGAACACGTTGTTAGGGTTCGGATAAGTGAAAAAGATTATCTGATCCTCTGGGATCTCAATTTTTGTTGCCCCGGTATTATAGATATAGTTCTTTATCGGCTTATCCAGGTTGTCCCCAAATACCGGGTTAATAAATTGTGAGGGTATCGGCCATATCTGCTCAGGCATGTTTAGCGAATTCTTCCTTAACCACCAGTAGCATTCACCTGTCAAGTCCTGATACAGGATCGTATATTCCTTCAGATCCCTAGCGTTGTGCTGCGGATTAACATTTTTCATAAGATCAAGCCAGACATGGTCCGTTATCTCCTCTACATCCGCGGCCTTAGTAAGCCAGGGGTCAAGGTTTTGTCTCGAATATACCCAGCTCTTAAGTTTGCTGCTTAAGGGCCGCGTCTCTATTGTCTTATAAGTCTTTGTCTTCTCCTTCTTCGCTACATACAGCCTCAGTCGCTGAGATGCTACGGTCTGGCTGTTTAGCTTTGCACATATATAAACGAATCCCTTAAATGCTTGGATAAGCTCTTTCTTTGTCCTCGGCTCCTTACCTGCCAGTAAGCCTTCCCCCCATAGCTCTAAATCTAGAAACGCTGAGTCGTCTCCCGTTCCGGGACGCCCCATGCCGGAAGTTGAGAATACATCTTCAAGCCCCTTCAGGAAGTGGCCTCTTGTCCGGCCTATTGTGTTGGCTAATTTCTCTATAATATTCATTGCCATTTATTTCCTATACATCCAAAATATTCATGGACATATAAACTATAATGTCCCTTCTCCTGTTATTCTAATTTTATGCTTTTTCTAAAGCTTCACCAGAAAACGTACCCTTAAAAAGTTTTGCACCTACGAACCATAGACATTTACACATTCCTCCAACGTATTCGTTGATTGTCATTTTAGGGCCGCCTGTTTTTTTCCTAACAACATCGCCTAATTTAAATTTTGTCATTTGCTTTCTCCTTAACTTTCTTTCCAAATATAATCGTATGCAAAACCATAAATGCATACTTAAATTGCCTTCCTATTAAAGCGTCAAAAAATATAACTACTAAACGTTTAATGATTTCATTATTTTCCTTCACCTCAAAATCTCCTCACCCTGCCACCAAAACATCGCCAATCGTTTCATATGGATTATGAAAGCATAGCAGGAACGCATCAGCCTTATCCGGTGATGGGAAGCCTCGCTTTTTATAGTCCTTCTTGCTCTCAACAACCCGCCTGCCTTTCTTGTCTAGCTCCGGTAGATATTTCCTATTCACAAGCTCTTTCTTAAGCCTATCATCCTCTGGACATGCTATCTCATGGATGAACCGCGCCACCTCAAACCACATCTCCGATATCATGTTCGGATACTTATCCGGGTCATTAGCTGTTTGCTGGAAATTAATTGGAACGATATTGTAGTCCCTTGACTCCATAATATCTGTTAATCCCCCTCCAACGCCTGTGTCATCAACTTTTATTCGCATATTCTTGTCATGGCTTACAAATATTTCAAGCTCATCTGCCAGGAACACTAGCTTCTCTTTAGGTGGCAAACTCGATGAGGGGATAACTTTACTTGCGACAACCTTTAGCCCTTTCCTGCTAAAAAATACAGTATCATCATCGCCGCCCCTTGCCACATCTACGCCGGCTTCCTTTTGCCCCTCACTGTCAAAATTCTTATCCTCCCAGTTCTCCTCCATCGTCTTAACCTGGCTCAACTTGATTATCGTATCAGCCCCCTGATCGGCTATCTCGCCCTTCACTTTCGTTAGAAATAGCACCGAGTCCTTGCCCCATTCTCTCTCGCACTCATCAACCCACTCCTGGCTTGCAATCTGCACGTTAAGTTCTGCTGCGCCCATCTCTTTCCTCTCAAACCGCTCCGGATGCTCTAAGTCAGGTATGTCTATATACCTGAATTTCTCGCCTGTTATATACGGCGACTCCTCGGCTGAGATATGGATCTTATTCCAGTCTGATTTCTTATCTTCAAACGCTTTATAGAAGTTCTCGCCTACCCCTACGCCATCTGTTGTCGATATAACTAGCCAGCGACAAAACCCGCCTGTCATCAACCCCCGTACTGAGTCCCATTGCCACTGCTCTATGCCCTTAGCTTCATCGAATATAAATAAAAGCGCCGGGGCATGCCAGCCCTCAGCTCTTGAAGGCTTATCCGTGCTGAATCCTATGGCATAGTGATCCGCCTGGTCTGTTTTTATAATCGTAGTCAAGCACTCACCCTCCAGCTTAATCCTGCTTGTCTGGTATATTTGACTTATCTCAGCCCATAGCAAATTCTTTATCTGCGAGAACGTGGGTGCAGTTGTTATGACCTTGGAGTTATCGAAATTATTAAGGAACCAAACTGTAACCTCTGCTGCTGAAAACGTTTTACTCGAACCGTGGCAAGCCCTGACTGCCGTCTTCTTATTTTCTGCGACTGACCGCAATATTTCACGTTGCTTTCCCCAAGTACAATGCGAAAGTGAATGTTCAACAAAGAATACCGGATCGGACTTATAGCGATCTAACAGCATCTTATAAACTTGTCCATTTTGGTCTATCATCTTACTTCTATTGCCTCTCGCTTCTCACGAGCTACTCTTATGCGAGCCTTACTCAAAAGCTTTCTCGTTTTAACAGAAGGAGACTTCCCTCTTGTCCCCGATCCCATTCTGTATCGAGCCTCAGCAGATGGAGGATTCTTTTTCATAGTCGCCACCCTTTTCTTTATGGTTTCCTGTGATTGCTTTTTTCCCGTCGTGGCAAGTCGGATTTTTTCTTTTGTCTCGGGAGAATGATGTTTCCCATACCAATAAGCCTTTTTTCCCTTTCGGCTCATTCTCTTTCGTGTCTCTTCTGATATCACATATTTCCGAGTAAGCTTTGTTTTGCTTATCTTCTGCCTAGTCTCCTCTGACATTGAGTGACCCATAAGGGTTTTGCTTATTTTCCTTCGAGTTTCCTCTGAAGCAGGAGCTCTCTTCTTTTGTGCCATGCCCATCCTCTTTCGAGTTTCTTCTGGAAAAGAGGCCCGTTTCTTTTGCGCTATGCTCATTCTCCTCTTTGTCTCTTCTGAAGGAAGGCCGCCGGCCTCTCCTCCCATATTTAAATTATAACCATTTGGGGAAAGAGTATTTAATTCTTCAATCCAAAATATCTCACCCTTATTCAATTCTTCCAAAGATAAACATGTCTCTAATGTATCCCAAGTAAAGTTCTCAAACCCATACTTAACGAGTGCAGGGAGAAAATAACTTCGCCTTTTGCCCGTTTTGGCATTAGATTTATGTTGGGTTTTTCTAACTTTTAAAGAGTGAACAGTCTGCCCTACATACTGCTTTCCTGTTGGGCTAGTAGCTGCATATACAATCATTTATCAAATCCTTCCAGGGATTTTTTCATTTCTACCATTGACAACCTATGCTCATGCTTTATATTCCCGTCTATTCCTACGCTTGAAGGTAACATCTTTGAATACATCTGATAGAATGCAGACTGAGTATGAGTATTCTTATTAGCCCATTTAAAAAACCCATCAACACCGCCTAGCTTTTCAAAGACAGCATTGAAATTATCTTTTATATTGCGAGATATCTTGTCCTTTGCTCCCTTTGGCCTGCCTTTTGGATTGCCGGAAGAGCCCTTTTTAAAATCTCCATTCACAGTTCT